TCCAGTCACTCTCACTAGGGACACTAAGCTAATGTCAATTATCAGCACAGAACGACCAGAACTTACCACGGAACAAAAACAACAGCAGGCTGCCTTACGTGTTCAAAATCAGGCAACCCAACTGTTTCGGCAGGTGGGGCAATCTTATCAGCAGATTGCTCAGACTATTTTTGCAAATCAGAATGGTTTGACGCCTCAGCAGGTGTTCGACGCCGTTGGAGCAAACAGTGTCGAGCTTCGTATGCTCGCCGAGGCTTTGGTTAAACTAACCAACACAGCCGTGCCCGATGCACTGCCTACAGAATTTCCGTTCGAGTTGACTTCGAACCGAGATGGCACAATCACAGTAGGTGATCCAGTATGATTTTCAATTCTTCGATGCCGAGATCGGGTTCTGAATTACTGCAAGTGATCTTGCATCAAAACCCCCGCATTTATGCAAGCCCTACAAGCCCCTTGCTTGAGTACCAATTCGGGGCGAGGCAAAACTATGAGTTACCGGAAGTTAAAAGCCAAGACCCTGAACTGATGCAAAAAGCATTCATCGGAATGTGCAAAGGAATGGCTGAGTCATACTATACAAGCATCACAGATCGTCCAGTTGTATGCGATAAGAACCGTGGTTGGTCACACTACTACGAATGGGTCGAACAATGGAACCCAGAGCCTAAAATGATCTGCATGGTACGTGACCTAAGAAGCATCATCGCAAGTATGGAGCGGGTCTATCGAAAGAATCGTCATCGCCCTATTGGTCCTGACAACCCGGCAGAGATGCAGAACATGACAGTCGGCCACCGAGTCAACCATTGGCTCAACACGCAGCCTATCGGCTTGGCCTTGCAGCGGACGGCCGACCTTTTTGAACGTGGCATCGCGGACAAGATTCTCTTCGTAAAGTATGAAGCTCTTTGCTCGAAGCCCGCAGATACGATGAGTCAGATTTATAAGTATCTTGGCGAAGAACCGTTTGACCATAACTTCGAAAACCTAGAAAAACAAGTCGTCGAAGATTGCTCACATTTTGGCCCTTATGGGAATCACAGTGTGCAGGCTCGAATAAAAGAACCTGCAACTTGGGAAGACGATATTCCTAAAGACATCGCTAACGCCATCCGTGAAAACAACGGCTGGTATTTCAACACGTTCAACTACTAAGGGACCCTACCATGTCCCTAATCGACAGTCGCCCAAGGAGCGGTCCGTATCCGCCGACCTCAACGCCATGATCTCCGAAGCTGACACACAGGCGGGCTTGGTCACGCATGAGACGGTGACCGAAGCAGACTTCTCGGCATATCCCAGCTATGCTTGATTGACCGCCCACCGAGATAGCTATGCTAATAGACGACGCAACATTCTTAACCACCACGGACGACGACTGGCCTTTTGTCATCGACGGCTCCGTTGATGGCGAGTTCTACCAGGGCGGCGCAACGCCTCCGGTCCTTCCGTCGCGCATGCGATACGCTGGTGGAGGCCCAGGCGGTAGCGACATGGTTCGTCTTCGCAACGGACACTGGGTTAATCGCAACAGGCTCTACAAAGGCTTCACTGGGAGGGGCGGGTAATGGCTTTCAAAGTTGAAGACGGAACAGGTGTTGTTGGTGCAACGTCCTACGCAACGGTCGCAGGTTTCAAGGCCTACTACGCCGACCGCGCGGTTGAGGTCAGTGCGATCTCGGACCCTACCATCCAAGGCCTGTTGGTCCGCGCGTCGGACTATATCAACACGCGATGGGGTCGGCGGTTCAAAGGTACCCGAGAGTACAACGGACTGCTCGCACGATCGGTACTCACGCTCACGGACGTGCCGACCGCCGACGACACCGTTACGGTGGGCGACATCGTTTACACGTTCAAAGCCGTGCCTTCGGAGATCATCGATACGGAAGTTGAGATCGGAGCAAGCGAACTCTCCAGCCTGGTGAACCTGTCCGCAGTCTTGGGCTCGAGTGACAACGAAGCGTTCGTCGGTGTGTTCTTTGCAGATCCGGATATTGCTGCGATGACCATTATGGTCGCCGACGACGGTGTCGTAACAACGGAGACGTTGGCAGACGGCTCGTTCGACGCTGCGATCAGCTATGGAAGCTCCAACCGAATACAGCCTCTTGAGTTTCCGCGATCTGAACTCTACGACAGCGAAGGTTACCAAGTCTTCGGTATGCCTGACAAGTTGAAGTATGCCACCTACGAGTACGCGCTACGCGCGAACACCGCAGCACTCTCGCCGGACCCTGTTGTTTCAGAGTCGGGCGGTAAACTGACCAAGGTTGTTGAAAAGGTTGGACCGATCGTAACGGAAGCTGGGTACAGTTCAGCCTCTGCGCAGATCACCAAGCCCTACCCCGCCGCGGACCGTCTGCTCTCTGACTATGTCCAACACTCCGTCGGTGTGATCCGAAACTAAGTATGGCCATCGACTACATCAAACTCGCAGCAACGGCTGCCCGCTTGATACAACAAGCCGGTCGCACTGTCACGTTTGTTCGCCCAGACCAGGACGCCGCCGATGCCAACAAGCCTTGGAACGGACCGGCAGATACTGAAACCAATCCCGCAAACTCCGCGGATGTCAAGGCCGTGTTTGTTCCGCCCAGCGGCGCAGCGGACCTGGGCCTTAGCACTCTCCATGTTGACATGCTCGCCACGATCAAAGAGATCGCGATCGTTGAGCCTGGCGCGTTCGACCTTGCCATGGCCAGCGAGATGGTAGACAACGGGTCTCGGAAAACCATCGTGTTTGTTGAGACGCTTCGCCCGGCCGACACCACACTGTTGTACTTCGTGGGGGTGAAACGATGAGCCTGACTAGAACACAAGTCGTAGACGCTCTGCACGGAGCCCTGAAGACCGCGTGGGACGCTGTCGATGGAGGCGACTACGCTGCGAGGGTCAAGTGGCCGAACGTCGCCACGACGCCGACGGAGGCTGACGCCGCTCCGTTCGACGGTAACGAACCTTGGATACGACCAACGATCCGCCACGCACCGGGCCTGGGCAAGACCACGTTGAGCAACGTAGTAGGTCTTCGCCGGTGGGATCGCCGAGGCGTGATGGTCGTGCAGGTCTTTGGGCCGAGGGGATCAGGCTTGCCCGGCACCGTTGATCTACCTAAAGTTGTGCAGGACGCCTTCGAGGGCCAATCTCTCTTGAGTGGATTGGTTATTCGCACCGTAGATGTGCAGGAAATCGGTGACGAAGGTAACTGGTACCAAACCAACGTCAGTATCGCCTTTGAGTACGACGAATTGAAATAGGAATTAGCCATGGCAGAAGTCAGCAAAATCGACGCAAACACGACCGGCCTCTCGTTCGCATACGAAGCGACGCCCAACGTGCTGCCAGGCACTCCGATCTGGATTCCGATGGAGCCTAACAGCTACAACAACTTCGGTGGTAGTTTGACGCGACTGACTCGCGAGCCTATCACCACGGGTCGCCAAAAGAAGAAGGGTGTCATCTCCGACCTCGAAGCTGCTGGCAGTTGGAACCAAGACCTCACCCAGAACAACCTCGCTGCGTTGCTACCCGCTTTCTTCTTCGCGGACTACCGCCTGAAGGGTGAAGCCAAGAACGCGATCGGTACCACCACCAACACCTTCAGCATGACTGCGACCGGTTCGGTCTTCACCCGCGTTGGTGGCACGATTGATCTGTCTGCACAGTTCGCCGTTGGCGACATGGTTCACATTACCGGCTTCGCTGACCCCGCCAACAACGGCGTGTTCGTTGTGGATGCGCTTTCTGCTACCACGCTTGACCTTGCCGACGTGGTCACTGGCACAGCTTCGACGCTTGTCGATGAAGCCGCTACCGCCAACGCTGGTGCTGTGAAGGTTGGCATCGAAGGCGACGCCGCGGACATTGTTGTCGATAGCTCGGCCACACTGCCTGCTCTGACTTCCACCACCTATGACTTCACCACGCTCGGGATCATCCCAGGCGAGTGGGTCTACATCGGTGGCGACAACGCAACCTCTTCGTTTGCCACCGCGGCCAACAACGGCTACGCCCGTGTTCGCAGCGTTGCTGCCAACCGTGTCGTGTTCGACAAGACCGAAGCCACTTGGGTTACCGATGCGGGTACCGGCAAACAGATCCACATCTATGTCGGCCGCGTTCTCAAGAACGAAACCGGCACACTGATCACGAAGAAATACCTCCAGCTTGAACGACAACTGGGCGCTCCTGATGATGCGTCGCCTGGTGATGTCCAGTCCGAGTACCTGACGGGTGCTTTGGCCAACGAGTTCACCATGCAGGTTCCGACCGCGAACAAGGTCAACCTCGACGTGTCCGTTGTTGCTTCGACCTCCGAGACCCGCAACTCCACGCTCGGTGTCAAGGCCGGTACTCGCGTGACAGCTGCTGCGATCACTGGCGATGCGATCAACACCTCGACCGACGTTCCTCGCATCAAGCTGCATGCGATCGATCCTGTCAATTCGAACCCCTCTCCGCTGTTCGCCTACGCTGAGAACCTAAGCATTACCGTCAACAACGGTGTGACTCCAGACAAGGCCGTCGGCGTTCTTGGCGGCTTCGACACGTCCATTGGTGACTTCGCGGTCACCGGTGACCTGACGGTCTACTTCGCAAACGTGGCGGCCGTCGAAGCTGTCCGTGCCAACGCGGACGTGACGCTCGACTACCACCTTGTCGCGGAGAACGCTGGCATCTCGGTAGACATCCCGCTGATCGCCCTGGGCAATGCCCAAGTGGATATCCAGGCTGGTACGTCAATCAAGTTGCCACTGTCCGCTGAAGCCGCTACGGCCGAAAGCATCGACACGAACCTGAACCACACGCTACTGATCGTGTTCTTTGACTACCTACCAAACGCAGCTGGTTAATCCCAAAACTCAACACTCAATAAGGAGAGTATGTATGAGTCTCAAGACGCAATTTAAGACGGACGAGAGCCTTGAAGTTAAGGGTGTCGTTATCCAGTATGGCAGCAGCCGAGTACGCATCGCTCGCGCCGGTGGCGCGAACCTTGCGTACAAGAAGAATCTCGAAAAGGAGATGAAGCCTCACCGCCGGGCGCTCGCTGCCAATGTCATGGAGAACGAACAAGCACTCCCTATCCTCCAACGTGTGTTCGCAAAACACATCGTTGTGGACTGGAACGAAGAGTGCCTTGTTGACGGCAAGCGGGTATGGGTCCGCGGTATCAACCCGGACGACGCAGGCCAGGGTAAAGTGGAGCCGGAGGAACTCGCCGAGAGTCTTCTTCCTCTCACGCCTGAGAACGTGCTGCTGGTATTCGCTGAGCTTCCCGAGCTCTACGCTGACCTCCAAGAGCAGGCGAACGGTCACGCGCTGTTCCGCGAAGAGGTCAACGAAGAGGCCGCGGGAAACTAACGGCGGTCCTTCTTTACACGCTGGACCATCCCGTCAAGACAGAACGTGCGATGCTTGTCCGCTGCTACCGGCACGGGATGCAGGTACCCGACAAGATCGCCAATGCCCCTGTGCTCGCTATGGGCATGGAGCTTTACTACAACGCTTATATTGAGCTTTCAACGTGCAGGCCATCAGGCTGGGGCGCTTCTCCGATCCCGTGGTCGGCCATTTCAGACTATGGCCGAACCTTCGAGTTCGATGAAGAGCAGTTTGACGACCTCTTCTTCTTTGTTCGCGCCCTCGACAGTGCATTTCTTGACTACCATAAGGAGAAGTCGGAGCAGGGGAAAGGCTAGTTGCTATGGGTACGATGGCACAATTCAGTCGGCGGATGAACAAGCGAGCAGATTCGGTGTCTTTTCAAGTGCGCAAGTTGGTCCTGAAGACGGCTCTCCTGGTGGACCAGGTTCTTGTTCTGTCCACGCCTGTTGATACGGGTGTTGCTCGCTCCAACTGGTTACCTTCGCTGGACGGCTCCCGTCGCGAGGTCATCCCGGCCTACTCACCATACCCGCAGTTCAGGGACCCAACCAAGTTCGGGGAACAAACCAATGCCCGCGGTGCGATGGACGCCGCGCGTCTGGTCGTGGCGGCACGAACGTCCAGTGATCAGGACATCTACTTCACGAACAACGTCCCATACATCGCGGAGTTGAATAACGGCAAGTCGTCTCAAGCGCCCGCAGCTTTTGTTCAGATGGCTGTTGAGTCAGCTGCTGCTGCCATCCGCCAAAGTGCTGGCACGATTGTTAAGGAGAACCTCTAAGGGATGGCTACTGAACGCATCACAATCGTGGTTCAAGAGCGTGGTACTCGCATCGTCAATCGCCGTCTGAAACAGACGGCCGACGCTGCCAGTGTAGCCACGAAAGCTATTCAACTCATGCGGCGGGCCTTGGTCATCTTTGCTTCGGCTGTCCTGCTTCGACGCCTTTTTCAGTTGGTTGATGCGTTCACCCAACTGTCCAACCGTCTGCGGCTTGTTACGACGGGCATGAGCGAACTACGCTCTGTCACCGAAGCCGTCCTAGATATCTCGAACCGAACACGCACAGCGTTCGACGCGAACGCGGAAGTCTTCACGCGCGTCGCGTTGTCCGTGCGTGAGATCGGCGCGTCGCAAGGTGACACACTGACGTTCCTTGAGAACCTGAACAAAGCGATCATCGTCTCGGGTGCAACGGCGACTGAAGCATCCGCCGGCATCATCCAGTTGACCCAGGGTCTCGCGTCCGACCGGTTGAGCGGCGATGAGCTTCGCTCGGTGCTCGAGCAGCTGCCTCGCGTTGCCCAGTTGATCGCCGACTCGATGGAAGTCGGCCGCGGCAAGCTGCGCGAGCTCGGCGAAGAGGGTCAGCTGACTGGCAAGATTCTCTTTGATGCGATCCTCAACGCCACGGAAGAACTGGACGAAGAGTTCAAAGCAATCGAAGTGACCATTGGGCAGGCGTTCACGGTCCTGCGCAACAACCTCATTGCCGTCGTCGGTGACGTCAACCGACTGATCCCGCTGTCCCAAGCACTGTCTACCTCGATCCTCATCTTGGCCAACTCGCTTCGGGCGCTTGCGTTCGGTGCGTTGGCTACCGGCATCGTCGCGGTGTCCCTTAGCTTTAGCTTGTTGCTCGCCCGTGCCAAGGGGCTGTCCCGCGTGCTAGACGTCCTGTTGATTCGTAGCTTGGTCCGACTACGTGTGTCGTTCAAGGGGATGAACGCGAGCATGGTGAAGAGCATCGCACTGTCTCACCGGCTTGGCCGGACGGGACTGCTTCCGCTTACCACGGCGTTCGCCGCGGTAGGCAAGGCGATCAGCACTCTGAATCGGGTACTGCTCACGAACATCAGCATCACCAACACGGCGACGGCAGCCACGGCGATCTACGCGGGGACGCTTAACGTTCTCAAGGTTTCGGCCCGGAAGGCATCCGTCGCCGTGTTGTTCTTGAGCAAAACCCTCAAAGCCAACCCGTTCGTCTTCATCGCCGCGGCCATTGTCGGGGTCGTCGCGTTCCTGTCCAAGTTCCGCCGGGAGATCAAGCTCGGCGGGTCCGGCCTCGCCACCCTGGGCGACTTGGCCAAGGTCGCGTTCGACAACATCAAGGAAAGCCTG